GTGAGGATTCTTTCCTCAGTCTCGGTGTTTCGTTACACCAAGATCCAACGGCGTTTGAGTGCGAGGTTGCCGTACCTCACCGTCCTCTCAAGATGATCACTGTCAAAAAGATTTCTGACAGTGAGGCTCTTGAGAAGCGCGTGATCTCCTTCCAAGTGATCACGCACTTTGATGGACGTTGGTACCAGAGCCTTTAACTTATGGCGTTGGTACCGAACATCCCAGCCATTGGAACTGGAACCATTTCGAAATGTATTCCAGCCCAATGCCTGAGCATCGTTCGCCACGGTAGGGAGCGATCCAGTATACCTCTCGATATACTGTCGTACTCTTCTACAACAGGACCACAGTCCGGCTTTGTAAAGCTGGTTTGCAGTGCTGACAAGCGAAACGATAGCTTCAGAGGATGGGCGATCTGCGGAGATTGGATGACGGAAATAGACGGGTTTAACGTCTTCTCCATCATACCAATCAGTCCCGCAAGACTCTCTAAACTTTCCAGTGAAGAAAGTCTTGTTGTAGTTAACCTTGAGGCCGAAAGCTTCAAGGAACTCGCAGATCACGGGTGCCTCGTTTGCGGGAACAACTAAATCGTCCCCGTAAACGTAGACATCTCGGGAAAGCGTATAAACGCTCTTCCGAGTTACCCGGCGTCCTGTCGCTAAGATCCTACAGGTGACTATGGCGTTGAAAAACACCAGAGCCTCCATAGGAAAACATAGCGCAGACCCCATAGACGCGTACTTCCTTAGGGAAATGACTTTTCCAGAAGGAAGCCGAGCACGCGACGAACGGAGTGTAAAGAACCAATTCCTCAGAACTGGAACACTACACAGCGTATCGTGAGCGTGCAAACAAGAAACGCGGTCACTAGCATCGCTAAGGTCGATGGTCGCATAGCGCCCATCAATCGAGGCGGTGCGAGCGAGTTCAGAGTTGACATCCTGCGATATAAAGTTTATATGGCCGGACGTCAAGGAACCAGGGTTCTCAATCCTGGCTCTGAACATATTGCCGACGGCCTGCTGCATGTACTGAACAGCAACAGGCTCGACAGCAATAACACGCGGAGTCTTGAGTGTCTTAGGGACGAAACAAACCCGAACGGGTAGTTCGTCCCGGGGTGGTCGCATCGTCAGGGAATGACCGTACAATTCATTACTCGAATTTCGAATGCTTGCGCATCCGAATTCCGAGTAAGGGAAGTCACGGTCCAACCGCTGGGGCCATTCGGTGAATGCGTACTTAGCATTACCACGAATGTGCTCTGCGGTCGTCCCTGGTCCATGTCGTGGCAGTAATTCAAGGTAAAGTGAGTCAAGAGACTCCCTCCCGAGAATACTCCCCAAAACGATCCGGCTAACCATGCGATAAGCATGGCGTATAGTCGGGTCGACCACATGGTTACGAAGCGACGCTTCAACATCGAGGAACCTCCGTTCAGCGCGTTTCTCTCGTGCACGAGTGCACGGAAGAAGAACGCGTTTAAAAGCTAAGCAGATCTGTCTAATTGATCTGATAGCCTCGACCGAGGGCTCCTCTTTGAGGACGCCGAATTTGTCAAAGACCATCTCCACGAAACCTCCGAGAAATCGGGGGAGACGTTGATGTTTCCGAAAACCAAAACTCGGAAACTGAGAAGCGGAGATGCTTCCCTCAGCTAGGGCTCTTTCGAACCCTTCGCTGAAGGTTGGAAGCGTGATAGTAAGAAAGCTATCACCTTCATCTTTGCATCTTCTCGTGACACAAGAAATGTCACGAGATGGGTCGGCACCACACCTAGTCCCGCAAGATTGCAGGACCTCCACGGAGAGATCTAAAAGGCTTTTCATCCGTCCACCTTATGTGGTACGGAGTCCAGTCGCTTTCAGATCACCACATCAGACCAAGACCTAAGTCTCTCCGTTCATGACTCGGGATATCAGAGGATCGGAAGTGTCGATTCCAAGAAGAAAGGAACCGACCATTGCGATCGCCTTTGCTTCCTGAGCAGGAACGAAGATCGGCGACTTATTGGCGACGAAGTAGTACGAGTTGGACGCCAACGTATTCACGCCGGACAGCGGATCAGCGACCACCTTTGACAAGGTGAACCGCACCGTCGTACGATTGCGACGGTCGAACTGATGCCCGATGAATATGGTGACATCTTCACCCGAACTATCCCAGTCGAC